AGCTATGCGTTCTTAGACCTACACCCAGAAACACAAGAGTACATACTACCACGTGAGATTATGGATGTTAGACAAATATTTAGACGTGGTATCGGTAGTGTAACGGGTACAACCGCAAGTCAATTTGAACCATTTGCATCGGGTTACTTAAACACTTATATGCTAGTAGCTGGTCGTGTTGGCGGACTTGCTAACTACGAACTATTTGTAGACTATCAAAAGTTAGCAATGACTATGTTTGGTGGTTACATGAACTTTACGTTTAACAAAGCAACTAAGAAGCTAACAGTAATACGTAAGCAACCGTGGCAAGGTACTAACTCTACTGCGGTAGAAAGTGTTGCGCTATGGGTATACAACGTTAAACCAGATGCTATGTTGTTAAATGACCCGCAAGTATTTCCATGGATACAAGACTATGCGTATGCATTAGTAATGATATCAATCGGGCAGGCACGTGAGAAGTTTGCTCAAATTGCAGGACCACAAGGTGGCACTAGTTTAAATGGTGCTACACTTAAAGCAGAAGGGCAAGCACTGTTAGACAAACTTGATGCTGAAATTTCAAGTTATGCTGATGGTGGTATGCCACTAACTTGGATTACTGGTTAAATCAATATTTGACACCTGTCTGTAATAAAAGTATAATATACTATATAAAAGGAATAGTATGATTATATCAGTGACGGGATTCATCGGTTCGGGTAAAGACACAATCGCAGATTACTTAGTAGCAGAGCATGGCTTTAAACGAGAGAGCTTTGCAGGCACACTTAAAGATGCAGTCGCAACAGTCTTTGGGTGGGATAGAGAATTACTCGAAGGGCGCAGTGCAGAAGGTAGAGCATGGCGCGAAAAAGTAGACCCGTGGTGGGCTAAACGCTTAAAGATGCCTAAACTAACTCCACGTTGGGTATTGCAAAACTGGGGTACTGAAGTGTGTCGCCAAGGATTCCATACTGATATATGGATAGCAAGTCTCGAAAACAAATTACGTAAAACAAATGAAGACATTGTAATCTCAGATTGCCGATTTCCAAACGAACTTAAAATGATTAAGAACTTAGGTGGCAAGACAGTACGTGTTAAACGTGGTGATGAACCCGAATGGTATGATGCGGCAAAGACTGTTAATGCTGGTATGAAAAAGATTGGCTGGGCATTAGGTAAAAGCGAATTAGAAAAGCTAGGCATTCATCCAAGTGAATATGCATGGATTGGTACCAAATTTGATGTTACTGTAACTAATGATGGTAGTATAGATGAATTGTACGCCAGCACCGAAGAATTAATTATATCAGAAATCCGGAGTCAAATCGCCTTGGGTCCAACCTAGTCCTTCTTTAACAATGGTAATTTGACAATTAGCACATATAGTTCTTAAGTTAAGCAATGAATTATTTTTTAAATTACCATCAACATAATATACGCTAAGTTGTTCTTTATACTTTGCCTTAAAGCCACATTTTTCACAATGTGGCTTTTTCTTATATCCTGCAAGTGACCAAGTTGATTTTTGTGGGGATAGTTTTCTTTTCTTTCTGATGCATCCACTGCACCGAGTGCGAAAATGAGTTATACCACCACGCTTATAGTTAATTGCAGCGGGGTTTCTTAAACAACTTTGACATAACGGGCGGAATTCCATACAGATATTTAGCAAACCTTTGCCAAAGGCTCCTTAACAACCCGTATTTTAAGAATCCAGATAAATATTTTAAAGTATTATAATATAAGGATACTAAAAATGGCATCATTAATTTCCCCAGGAGTATCGGTTTCGATAATCGATCAAAGTCAATACCAACCAACTGCTGCAGGTACAGTTGCTTATGTTCTATTAGCATCAGATCAAGATAAAGTAAATCCAGATGGTACAATAGCTACATATACAACTAAAGCAAATGCTAGTAAGTTAGTTAAAATTACTAGTCAACGCGAATTAGTTACTGGATTTGGTAGTATTAATTTCCAACTTGATTCGAGTGGTAATCCAATTCATGCACATGAATTAAATGAATATGGTTTATTAGCAGCATACAGTGCATTAGGTGTTTCAAATCAAGTATACATTCAACGTGCCGATGTTAACTTATCAGAGTTAGCTGGTACAAGTATTCGCCCAACAGGCAATGCAACTGATGGTACATATTGGTTAGATTTAGCTTCTACTACTGCAGGTGTTTATGAGTGGACCGAAACAGGGTTTGTTTTACAAACTCCAACAATAATTACTGATACTGCACAATTAAGTGGTAGCGTACCATTAGCATCAGTTGGTACAATTGGTGCATACGCTAGTGTTGCAACAAGCACATCAAATCCTCTTTACTATAAACGTTATGATAATACATGGGTTTTAGTTGGTAGCGATGCATGGAAAACAGCAGTTCCGACAATTGTTGGTACAGCATCATCGCCAGCATTAACAATAGGACATAAATTAGTAATTAACGGAGTAAACGTTACGCTAACTGGTACTACAGTTACTAGCGCGGCTTCTGATATTACAGCAGCAAGTATTACTGGGGTTATTGCAACAGTTAACGATATCGGACAACTTGAAATTAGAGCTAATGGTTTAGCGGCAAGTAGTGGCAATGTATCATTGCCGAACGGTAATGTAACAATTGCTAAAGGTACTACAATTGGTGCGACAGATTGTGCAGCAAACTTAGGATTAATTAGTAGTAATATATCAGTTACTAGTGTAACTGTAGCTGGACCTAGTTTAGCATTTGATTCATATCGTAATGCTCCGGCCTGGAGAACAAGCGATGTTCTACCACGTCCGGTTGGGTCTGTATGGTTAAAAACATCAGCAACAGGTAATGGTGCAAACTGGGGTATCAAAGTATATAATGCATTATCAGATTCGTGGAATTTATTAGCAGCTCCGTTATACTCAAGCGACACAGCAGCAATACAAGGTCTAGATCTTGTAGGTGGAGGTGGACAACTTGGTGTTGGTACAGTATATGTTCGTTATGATGTATTAAGCGATACAACTACTACATTTAAACCATACGTTAAAAATGTTACTGGTATAGTTAAAGTAACAGGTACTACTCCGGTTAGTCCACTTGTGTTTACATCCGGCAACACATTTAAAATGGAAGTAAGTATTCCTGGTTCAGATGCCACATTATTTGATATTATTACATTGTCTGGTACAACTGCTGCAAGCCTAGTAGGCGATATATTAGCAGTTGGATTACCAAATATCGTAGCATCAATTGAAACTAGCGGCGCTATTAGCATTAGTCATCTTGCAGGTGGTACTATTACATTCACGTACCTAACAGGTACTCCGCTAACAACAGCTGGGATAATAAATGATAGTAATATACAAGTGGTGTCAGCGGGTAGTGTTTACTTAGCTAGCCCATTTACTCCATTGACATATACATATTCAACTACAACTCCATATAGCAATCCGGCTGATGGTACTTTATGGTACTACAATTCAGCACTTGAAGTTGATATCATGATTAATGATGGTAGCGGTTGGAAAGGTTATAAAAACGTAGCAAATGATGCACGTGGTTATAATTTAGGATTAACTGATGCGCTAGGCCCGATCTTATCTGCAAGTAAACCAACTACTCAAGTAAGTGGTAGTCAATTAGTGCCAGGTGACTTATGGATTGACACAGGTGATTTAGAAAACTATCCTGTAATTTATCGTTACACTGACACAAGTGTATGGGAATTATTAAATAACACAGATCAAGTTAGTACCGATAGCGTATTGTTTGCTGATGCACGTTGGAGTTATAATGGTTCTACAGATCCAGTAGTTGCTGATATTCCGAGTATCGTTAGTTTAGCAACAAGTAACTATATAGATTCGGATGCACCTGATTACAGATTATATGCACGTGGTACATTATTATTTAATACACGTCGTAGTGGTTATGGTGTAAAACGTTTTGAAAGTTCATGGTTTGCAAATGATTCAGTTCCACCAGCAGAAGTTGGTACATGGGTAAGTAACAGTGGTGTCGATGCTAACTTAGTTCCTTACTTTGGACATAAAGCAGTTCGCAATGTTATTGTCGAAGCTATGAAATCTGCAATCGAATCAAGTGTTGCATTACGTGAAGAACAAGTACAATTTAACTTAATATGTGCTCCTGGTTACCCAGAGTTAATTAGCAATATGATTACTTTAAATAATGATCGTAAACAAACTGCATTTATTATCGGTGATAGTCCACTTACATTAAATTCGGCTTCGACACAAATTGAAGCGTGGGCAAGCAATCAAAACCTTGCACAAGATAACGGAGTAGATGGATTAGTAAGCTCAAGTGAATATTTAGGTGTGTTCTACCCAAGTGGTTTAGGTACAGACTTAGGTGGTGAAAGTGTAGTTGTTCCGCCAAGCCACATGATGTTACGTACAATGATCCGCAGTGACAATGTTAGCTATCCTTGGTTTGCACCAGCTGGTGTACGTCGTGGCTTAATTGATAATGTTAGCTCAATTGGATATGTAGATATAACAGATGGCAATTCCTTCCGTAGCATCGGTGTTACTGCTGGTTTACGTGATGTATTATACACACAAAGAGTTAATCCATTAACAGTATTGCCGGGTGTTGGCTTAGTAAACTATGGTCAAAAAACTCGTGCAGCATCAACAAGTGCAATGGATCGCATTAATGTTGCTCGTTTAGTATGTTACCTACGTAAAGTATTAGATGAAGTTGCTCGTCCGTTTATATTTGAACCAAACGATACAATTACACGTAACCAAGTTAAACAAGCATTTGAATCAGTACTTAATGATGTAGTTGCTAAACGCGGTATTTACGACTACTTAGTAGTATGTGATACAAGTAACAACACACCGGATCGTATTGACCGTAACGAATTGTACATCGATATTGCAATTGAGCCAGTTAAAGCAATTGAATTCATCTACATTCCAGTACGCCTGAAAAATACAGGTAGCATTGCATCAGGTGTTTAATTAAGTATGTATATAATGGGAGAGGTAACTCTCCCAGTTATAGACTAAAAATAGACTAAATATATAAAAGGAATAATAAGATGGCAACATCATCATTAAGTAAGTTTACCGTACCGCTAAGTACAAACCAAAGCGCAAGCGCACAAGGTTTGTTAATGCCTAAATTAAAGTTCCGCTTTCGCGTAACATTTGAAAACTTCGGTGTTAGTCAACCATCAACTGAATTAACTAAACAAGTTATGGATTTTAAACGTCCGTCATTGGAATTTGAAGAAATTTTAATTCCAGTGTATAACAGTAAAGTCTATCTAGCAGGCAAACCAACGTGGACAGCAGTTACTTGTAACCTACGTGATGATGCATCTGGCGAAGTTTCTAAACGTGTTGGTGAGCAACTACAAAAACAATTCGACTTTATGGAACAAGCTAGTGCTTCTAGTGGCATTGACTATAAATTTGTTACACGTTGGGAAGCCTTAGATGGCGGCAACGGCGCAAGTGAGCCAACTATTCTTGAATCATGGGAAATGTATGGTTGCTACTTGTCAAGTGCAGACTATGGTGATTCCAACTACGGTACAAATGATCCAATGACAATTGCCTTAACAATCCGTTATGATAATGCTATCCAAACTCCAGTTGGTACAGGTGTTGGTAGTGTTGTTGCAAGAACATTAGGTAGCACAATTACTGGTTAATACCCGTAAACGAAACGACTTAAAAGCTCGGTTATTACCGGGCTTTTTTTTGGCGATAAATAATATAAATGGAAAGTATATATGGCGTCTGGATTCTTTAACCAATTATTATCACAAGTAGCCAATGGCGACAACATAAAAGACTGGCAACATGCCTCTAAGACTTTTGTTGATGGCTTATATAGACTTAGCCCTAAAATTGGGTCTATGTTTCATGTGTTCATTGATGTAAACCATGATATAACTCCAGGCGACCCAACAGAAATTGGCATGATGGCAAAAACAGTTACTTTGCCTAAATTTACCATACAGAACAAAGTATTAAATGCATACAATAGAAAAATGATTCATCAGGAACGAATTAATTACGATCCGGTTAGTATTACATTTCATGATGATAGTTCAGATATTGTAACTAAGTTCTGGCAAGGATATTATCAATATTACTACAGAGATTGGGAACAACAAGAACCGGTATACAAACAAGAATCTAAATATAAAAAGCGTACTTCTCAGAATTGGGGATTTAGCCCAAATGCCAAAGGAACTGACGCACCTCATTATATAAATAGTATTCGAATTTATAGTTTACATCAGAAATCATTTAGTAGTTACATACTAATGAACCCAATGATACAAAGTTTTGCACATGGCCAACATACCGCCGGCGATTATACTCCTCTTGAGCATAGCATGGCTATAGCATACGAAGCAATACATTATGAATCTGGACCAGTATCTAGTGGTAAAGTGCAAGGCTTTGCGCATGTACATTATGATAAAACAGCAAGTCCGTTAACAAGCATAGGCGGCGGAACTAATAGTTTATTTGGGCAAGGCGGCATAGTACAAGGTGCTGGCGATGTACTAACTAACTTAGCCGCAGGAAACTTTGGTGCAGCAGCACTAGGCGCACTGCGTACAGGTACAAATCTTAAAAATACTGATATTAAATCTGCAGCATCGGCTGAACTTAAACAAACTGCAATGGATATACTTCGAGGTCAAAATACACAGAGTACCGTATTTGTACCGACTGTGTCGAGTATACAAACAGGATTAGCTAAAGCAACTACGGCTATTCCGGGATTAGTCGGTGTTAAAAAATCTACTGGTAATATGAATTAAAGGAATATCATGTCAACAACTGGAAATTTACCATCAAGTACCAATACAAATAGCACAACAACCTATTTCAATAATTTTTTTAAACCAGAATACACAATTAGTCAAAATGTCGATGATACTATAGTCGGATATTTTCAGACTATAACCGGTAATAAAGATAGCGGAGCGGCATTGGCATCATCTGTAATTTATACAGCACAAACACAAGGTATAGACCCAATAACAATACTTGATGAGTTTCGCAAATTACAACCCAATGAACTTAATGCATACCTAACAATGTTTCTTAATTTAAATAGAGTAGGCACTAGTCTATTAGGACTTAGCAATAGTCCACAAATAAACAAATATATAAAAAGATCTATCCTAGCATAATGGCAAAATTATCGCAAATAAGCAAAAAAGGAATCAATCCAGTACACACTCAGGTTTCGTGGATATGCAAATATTGCCAGACGCTGGTGATCGGAATTAGTAACTATAATAGATGGCATGATATAAACTGCAAGGAATATAGAGATGTCTAAATATGCACAGGGAAAATATATTATTAAAAATCCAGAAAAATATATTGGTAAACGTGCACCGACTTATCGTAGTAGTTGGGAATATACTTTTTGTGCATTTGCGGACAACAACCCATCTGTAATTAACTGGGCAAGCGAAGCAATTACTATTCCGTATCGCAACCCAGTGACTGGTAAGAACACAGTATACATTCCGGATTTTCTTGTAGTCTACTTAGATGCAAATCAACAACGTCATACTGAACTTATTGAAATTAAGCCTAGTAAAGAAACAACAATGGAAGCGGCTAAAAGCTATCGCGACAAACTATCTGTAGCAATCAATATGGCTAAATGGGCAATGGCAGATCAATGGGCTAAAGCACACGGTATGCGTTTTAGAGTTATATCGGAATTTGATATTTTCAAAAACGTTAAACGTTAGACAATATGCACAAAATCAAATTAAAAATAGTCGAACTAATATATGGATATCGGTGCAATCTTAGTTGCAAGGGTTGTTCGAGCGGGTCTAATTTTATAACTAACAATCAGTATGATCCGACTATGGTATCGATATATCAGAGCATAGAGAATCTAAGTAAGTATGTTGAACCAGAATCGATAGATCTAATTGGGGGTGAACTTTTCTTATACTGGGATAGAATAGGACTTATTGTTAAAAAAATTCGAGAACATTATCCGACAACTATTATATGTCTTGCATCAAATGGACTACTCTTAGATAAATTTAAACAACCGTTATTAGATATATGTAGAACGTATCACCCATGTAAAATAGACATAACTGATCATTTTACTTTATTTTCAGAAGATGTTATTGCAAAAAAATACCATACAAAATTAAATAATTTTATTAAACAATTAGATGCAAACAAATTAGTTGAAACAAAACAAGAAATTAATATAGATTGGTTACTTAATAATAAAGCATCTGTAACATCAGCTAATTATAAAAAATTATCAATAATAGACGAAACCTATATAGATAAACATTCAACTGTAATACATCTATCAAAACGACCTGAATTTAAATCGAGTTATTTTGAAAATGCAGATGGTACAATAAAACCGTTTGTAACAAATGATTCTAACGGGTCGTATTCAAATGGATGCGGAATGCCACAATGTCATGCATTAGTTAATTCTAAATTATATAAATGCAGTTGGTTTTCGATATTACCACATCTATTAGAAATTAAATCTCAATTAGACGACCCAGACTGGGCAAAATATTTAACTTATAAACCATTGGATTTAACTAATACAACTATTGCAGAGCTCGACCAATTTTATAATACTCGTGATTGCGCAATTGATCTTTGTGATATGTGTAGTAATAATCAAAATACAATTATAAAACGAACAAAATATAATGTTATACCTATTGTGCATAATAAATAGTTTACTATGACACAAAAACTACAAGAATTATTTAACCTCGCTCCTACTGAAGAACCTACAGTAGAAGAAGTAAACAACACAATTGAAGAAAATCAAGCTATGCTTGCAGAAATAGATCTTACTATTGATAAGATTGATGCTGCGCTACCACATGTTAATGACCTTGATACAACAGACAATGAGTTAGACGAACTTGCTAAATTAGCAACTGAAAAGTTCAATGATTTAATGGATTTAGGTATGAACGTAGAAGCACGTTTTAGCGGAACAATACTGCAAACAGCAGGTACCCTACTAGGTCATGCAATTACAGCAAAGCAAGCAAAAATTGATAGAAAAATTCGCACAGTTGATTTACAACTTAAAAAGATGCGATTAGATCAACAAGCTGCAAAAGATGCAAGTAAAACAGATGGCGAAAAGATACTTGGCGCAATAGACGGCACAAGTGGCGTGGTACTTGATAGAAACGCACTATTAGCGCAGATACTCGGAAAAGGCAAGCCAGATTAAAACAGCAAATTTGAATAAATAACTGTAAGGATATATAAAACTATGAAGAATTTTCTGCAACATCTAAGTGATAGCAAAAAGACATACGAATTCGCAATTAAAATTGCCGACATTGATCCAGCAGATATAATGGATAGATTAAAGTCGTCTCTTGATGCATATGGCTTAGAAAGTTTAAGTAAACCAAAACGTTTACCAATTAAAGCCAACGATATTGATTTTCCAAGTTTAATTAATTGTCAAATATACTTAATGGATGCAGTGCTTAAATATCCAGTAAACGATGCGCAATTACGTGCTATTGTATCAGAACGTGGAGCAATTCCGCCAAGCAATATTGTAGTTGTTCCTAAAAATCATCCAGAAGAAGTATGGCGTTGGAACGCAACAGGCGAAAGCGAAATACGTGAATTTAAAAAAGGTGAAGCAGTACTTGATAAACCATACGAAGCAGATTGCCCATCAGCAGCTGAAGCTAGTAAAGCGTATAGTCAAGGTAGTTTTCTTAAAGAATTAAACAAAGTTAAGTTTGAAATTGCTGGTAACGAACCAGCAGACGGTAAAACAACAAATGATTTACCACAAGGAACAAAAAGCCCAGTGGGCTCAGTAGCAACTAAATTACCAAGCCCATCTAAAGGAAAATAATAAAATGAGCAACAATAACATCTATAACATCTTAGGCAAATTAAAAGGTATCACTGATACTGCCGCATTAACACCAGACACACAACCTACTACAGTATACGAAAGCGTAGAAGCACGTGGTAGTATTACCGAAGCAGTTAAGGCATTAGAAGCAAAGTATAAAACTTTCAAAGAAAGCAAAGCCGATGACATTGCTGACAAGAAAGCAGAAAAAGAATCTGGCGACTGGTGGGGTGATAAGAAAGCCGACAGTAAAAAATCACGTGAAGTTAAAGGCGACAAATACGGCGGAAGCAAACAAAAATCAGATGACGAAGATGACTTCAAAAGCAAAAAAACTGCTATCTTAGATAAAGATGAAGAAGAAGTTTTAGATGAATCATTAAATGAATATAGCCAAGACGAATACGATGGTGCTATGTCGGACTTTAAAAAGAAAGGCGGCCAAGTGAAACAATTACCAGCAGGTAATGCTAAAAACCCAATCTCAACAGCAAGTCGTCATATTGCTGGTAAAGGTGAAGCGGGCAAAGGTAAGACAGCTGGACGTGGAGCAAATGTAACAGCTTCTAAACCTGTAGTTGATATATATGAAGAAGATACTGATAAAGAATTAGATGAAGGTGTTGTAGACAAGGTTAAAGGTGCTGTAAAAGGCATTAAACGTGGCAACGAAGCACACAACAAAGGCTGGGGCAAGTTTGGTCAAACAGTAGGTGCTGCATTCCGCGGCGACGACGAGGCAGCAAGAAAAGCAGGTCGTGATGCTAACAGATATCGCAACATTGGCTTAGGAGCAAAAGGTAAAACAGCAGGCGGTTTTCCTAAATCAACTAAAGTTGATGAAGTAGCACCTCCGGGTCAAGTAGCAGAAGGCTTAGCGTTTGGCGATACAGTTAAAAACTCAACCGCTAAATTAAGCAAAGCTCCAAAAGCTAAACTAGTTAAAGAAAGCGCATCAGTACGCAATCACCCAATCTATACTAATCCAGATGCATGGAATCACTATAAAAAAGAATTAGACGAAGAAGAATTGGGTAAAGCAACACAAGAGTTAGATGAAATTTCTAAACTTGCTGGATTGCCAAAGCCAGCCGTTAATACTGTACCACCAATTGCCCCTGCTGCAGATAATTTTCCACCTGCACCACCAGAGCTACCACCGCTTGTAATTGAAGCAGACAATGCAGTTTCAATTAACGGCCAAGATGTAAATGTTGATAGTATCGAAGTTGATGGGGTTAACCTGCAAGATATGCCAGATTTCTCTGATGCTTATATAACATACGCAGAATTTACAGATGGTACACCACTATCAGAGCGTGAGTTAGAACAATTAGATAACGAACACGGCGATTTAGTAAATATAGCGGCACACGATAGTTTACACGGCATGGCTGATAGATTTGAGATAGATGAAACAGAAATGGAAGAAGGCAATGAATTTAGTGGTGCATTAGCAGCCGCTAAAGCATCTGGTATTAAAGACTTTGAAGTTGCTGGTAAAAAATATACAGTTAAAGAAGATATTAACGTAAACGTTACAGCAAGTGGCGAAGAAGATGCACTTAATTTAATCCGTAAATTATCTGGGATGCCAATGATTGCAGTTGCACAAAGTGAAGAAATACCAGATAGTAGCGCAATGGAAGTTGAAATCGATGAAGAATTTGCAAATTCTCCACGCGAACACATAGCACCAGTTAGTGCTGCAATCCCAAGCGGTAATGACTTACACGGTGCTAAACGGGCTTACAAAATTACACAACCGGGTGATAACCCAATGGCAGTTGCCGAATCTAAAAAAGATACAAGCTGGAACAAATACACAGGCATGTTAAAAGGATTATTAAAATGAGTTCAGATTTATTAAAAAAATATGCAATGATTGTTGAAAGTAGTAATTACTTCAACAATCCCACTATACCAGCAGATGAACAACTTCCTGCACCACCAGAAGAAGTTAATCTCCAACTTAACGAAGAAGATGACAACTATCATCTTAATGAGTTGTTAGATCAACTTGAACAAGCACTTCAACAAGCTGTTAGAGTTTGTGGAGAGCTAGAAGACAGTAAACAGTTGGGTAGAGTTGTCGGTGCATATACTCGCCCGTGGTTACAAGCATGGATTAGTGATAGACATCAAATGGGTTCAGTTGATTCAATGCGCGGTACATTAGAAGATAACGCCGAAGACGAAAACGGCGAATACTAAAATGAAAACATTACGCGAATATATTGAGCAACTTGCTGAGGCCACCATGGACCCAGAAACACAAGTTATGCTAAATGTTGCCAAAGCAAAATACCCAGAAGCCGATAATGATGAGTTTGGTGCATTAGCTACGTTGGTGCGTAAATCAAATAAACATAGTATGTCAGATATTAAAACACTTGGTGCAGAAAATGATGCAGAAGAAGCAGACATTGACCAATTAGAAATCGAAAACAATAGCGAAGATATGGCTATTGATGCAAACAACCATAAACTTGATAAACTTGATAACGAGCTTGAGCAACTACGTAAAACTATAGCAACACTAACTGGTAAACAATAATGAAAATTAATGAGATAGTCACTGAAGGAAAAGCTGGAAAAATACCCGACAATGCTAAAAACTCAACCACCGGTGAATGGAAGTTTCGTGACAAAGGTGGGTACGACCGTACTTACAACTTAAATCGTGTTATGATGGCAGCTGCAATGTCGGATGGGTCAGGCAAACCTGTTGACATGGACCAATCAAGTTGGATCGAAAAATACAATCTTGCTCGCCCATATACAGAAGCAGAACATGGTATGATGAAGTCTGCTATGCAAACAGTAGATAGTGATTATAAAGAAACTGAAAAAGATCATAAAAGCAAAGAAGATGACGATGTGCATAAAAACAGTTCAGTACCTCACAATGCAGGTGCTAAACGCAATAAGCCAAAGAACTAATGATCAAACAATATCGCATTAGAGCACAGGATTACACCAAATCTTTAATACCTGATGCGATACTTGATGTAAACGACCTGGCATATACAATCGCAAGCGTAACTGATATAAATCAACCAATGAGCCTGTCTAATTTTATGACAGCACACAATATTAATACAACCCAAACACAAGATAAGTAGTAGTATGGAAACAATACCACACAATAATTTGCGATTTGCTAATCAAACAATATATTGGAACGGAACCGATACATATGAGAGATGGCAACAAAATATGCAAAATTCATTTAATCGACAACGTCTTATTGAATACAAGTGGACTACTGAAACTGCAATTTCCTACCAATATAATTCACATGGGTTTCGGTGTAAAGAGTTTGATCAAGAACCCTGCTACTTGGCAATTGGCTGTAGTCATACTGAAGGAACAGGATTACCGATTGAACAAACTTGGCCGTTTCTATTAGCACAAGCAACAAATAAATCAATTTTAAATCTTGGAGTAGGCGGGTCTGGGTTTGATACATGTGTTAGGATTCTCGATCATTATATAGATAAATTAAATATTCAAGGAGTTTTTTTACTGCAACCAGCGCACGGTCGTGTAGAATTATTCAACCAATTTGATTTTCCAAATACCTTTTTAGCAAACGAAACAATTCCAAGTAATCAACCTATATATGCACAATGGGCACTACAAGAAAAAAATATAGAATATAATGTTAAGAAAAATACATATAGTTTTAAATATCTATGTAATACCAAAAATATCCCTTGTTTAATAATAGATGCAGATACAGACAGCACACGTTATATATTAGAAGGACCAGATAATGCTAGAGATCTTTTGCATCGTGGGTTAGTAGCTCAACAACGAATTAGCGATTTATTTCTAGAATTAATCTAAAGGAACGAGATAATGGCTAAATCACTCGAAGGCGTACTTGTAAAACGTGCGCATCAAACAGAAACATTTACCGAAGAACAAATTTTAGAATTTGCAAAATGTGCTGACCCTATTACAGGGCCAGAATACTTTATGAGTAATTACTTTTACATACAGCATCCTACTAAAGGTCGTATGTTGTACCAACCATTTGATTATCAAAAACGTTTAATTGAAACATATCATAACTATCGTTTTAGCATATCATTAATGCCTCGACAAACAGGCAAATCAACATCTGCCGCAGGTTACTTGCTATGGTACGCTATGTTTGTACCAGATAGTACTATCCTAATTGCCGCACACAAATACACAGGCTCACAAGAAATTATGGCTCGTATACGTTATGCATACGAGTTGTGTCCTGACTTTATACGTGCTGGTGCTACAAGCTACAACAAAGGTAGTATAGACTTTGAAAACGGCAGTAGAATCAACTCGTCAACTACAACAGAAAATACCGGCCGGGGTATGTCTATTTCATTATTATATTGCGATGAGTTTGCGTTTGTGCGCAGTACCATTGGCCGTGAATTCTGGACTTCTATTAGTCCTACACTAGCAACAGGTGGTAAATGTATTATCACATCAACTCCAAACTCAGATGAAGACCAATTTGCTACCTTATGGAAAGGAGCCAACAAATGCATTGACGAATTTGGCAATGCCACTGAATTAGGAGTTAATGGGTTTAAATCATTCCGTAGCTTCTGGCGCGAACATCCGGATAGAGATGATACATGGGCATCACAACAACGTGCGCAATTAGGCGATGAACGATTCCGTCGTGAAATGGATTGCGAATTTTTGATTTGGGATGAAACATTAATTAACCCAGGCCACCTAATTGAAATGTCCGGCATTGACCCAATTGAACGACAAGGTCAGATACGTTGGTACAAAAAGCCAACCCCAGCAAATACATATATGGTTGCATTAGACCCAAGTTTAGGTACAGGTGGTGACCCTGCTGCAATACAAATATTTGAATTACCTAGCTTCATACAAGTAGGCGAGTGGCAACATAATCGCACACCGATACAGCAACAGATTGGTATATTACGAGAAATTACACGCTATCTAGCAGAAACAGTACCGGTAAACAACATTTACTATAGTATGGAAAACAATACAATAGGTGAAGCCGCACTAATAACAGTAGCAGAAATGGGTGAAGAAAATATTAAAGGAACATTCTTAAATGAACCTAAAAGTATGGGGTCTGGCAGACGCTATCGTAAGGGCTTTAATACCACAAACAAAAGTAAAATATCAGCTTGTTCTAAATTAAAAAATCTAATTGAAACTAAGCGTATGACTATTGCTAGTAAGAACTTAATATCAGAATTAAAAACATTTGTTGCCAGTGGCTCTAGTTTCGCTGCAAAACCTGGTGAAACAGATGACTTAGTAATGAGCTTGGTATTAATAGTACGTATGGCAATGCTATTACAAACCTATGATGCAACACTTGATAACGCTATGCGTGATACACTTGATGATTTCATCGAGCCTATGCCATTTATTAGTGTTGCCTATTAGATGGCTGTTAGCATAAATAATACTATGAGAATAAAAAAATGCGCGAAATAAACAAGATATCCGAAGCACTATTTGAAAAAATCCGCGACAGGTTTGAAGATGTTACTTTAGGCGACGAAAATGCTAAAGCAACACAAAGCCCAGAGGATGCACGTTTCTTCAACTTTGATTATACAGTTGATGGTAACAGTCACGGTAATATAACAATTAGCGTTATTGACGAAAATTCACTTAAAGTATACTTTAGTAAAAACATCAGCAGTGACTTAACTGACGAAGAAAAAACAAAATGGTATGGCTTTTTAAGAGAGCTACGTGAGTTCGCTAAACGTAATCTATTGAGCTTTGAGCCACGTGATATTACACGTAGCACACTAAAACATCGTGACTTACAACAGGTAAGTAAATCAGACAGCACATATAGCAAAGACGAAGTAATTGGCGAAAGCAGATTACACGGTACAAGTCGGAGCAGTTACGAGCAAGACGGTAATGTAAAGATTATTGTACGTCATAGCGATAAAGTAGACCCAGAACAAAGAGGTGCACGTAGTCGTAAAATTAAAGCTCTATTCATTGAAACAGCAGATGGCGCACGTATTAAACTACCGCACAACAACTTAAAATACGCACGTGCAATGGCACAGCACGTATCACAAGGTGGTGAGGCTGGTGATGACTTTGGTCAACATATTACTAAAATAGCAGAAGAATGTGGTAAACTACGTCCGTTCAAATCAGCAATGGTACGTAGAACATTTGAAGATGCTGAAACACAATCAATGGCAGAAGCCGCATTTGAATATCACGGCTTGCTAAACAATACACTTAAAAAAATGGGTGGACGTAAAGGATATGCTGCTTGCAAAGAAAGTTTTGTAGCAGATGATGTTTTAATGGATGAATTTGATGTTGATGCATTGCGTGAACGCTTTGTTAAACGATCATTTAATGATAGAATGGAAGACGCACTACCAATTGTACAAAAGGCATATAACATGAAAAAATCTAATAACTTCGCACAACAATTTGAAAGCTGGGCTAACACAATAAGTGAAGGCACATGGGCTATACCAGACACAGAAGAACAAGTTTCTGAATTGACTGACTTGCTAATGGAACCACTTCCGGTAGGAGTTGATGCAACTAATGCAACTAATGCATTATATAATTTAATCGGCGATGACACATTATTTGATAATTTGGGTGTATTAGCAGATGAAAATTCAGAAGCCGATGCACGTGATGTGGTTATGGACTGGATTCAAGAAAACATGCCAGACATTTATCAACAAATTATGTCGGTAATTGGTGATGAAGACCCAGCTGATCAAACTGTAGAGCCAGAACTAGATGAAGGTACTGCTGGTGCAGTAGTAGGCGGAGTAGCCGGTGCAGTTTTAGGCAAATCTCCACAAGCCGCGGGAATGGGCGCAAACGCAGGTAGTGCAATACAAGATGCAATAGCTGAAAACTACGATGATGAAGAAAATGATAGCAGTGATGCAGTGCAAGCGGCAATTATTCGTCGCATTATAAACTCACATAGCGATTTACTATCACAATACGGACCAGAAGCAATTACAAATGCATCAAGAGATGTTGCTGAATGGGTAGGTAAAGTTGAAGAAATTGGTAGCAGTGATGTTAGCGCATGGGTTAAAGAAGTTATTAACATGTGTAGCCACAATGACGAAATAGAATTTGAACGTGACCGCGATGAACCAGATCAAGACGTTGGTAGCGATATGCAGTTTGATCAAGATATCGACAGCCCGGATCAGTTTAATCGTAACAGTGAAATGGATGAAAGCAAAATGTCTGATATGGACATTGACGTTAGCGACTTAACAGATCAAGAATTTTTAGAAAAATACAATCACACTAAACAACAAGCAATGGACGGGGATTGGGAAAATCACTACGAACCAGAAACAATGC